TACCCCAGCCGATACTAAACAAAGCTATGGCCAAGTGTCCGATTCCGAAAAAGAACAATTACGACAGCACCACAACTTTTTCCTAAATAACTAATAACCTTACAATGGCAAAGAAATTAAATCTGTTGCATGAGAGAATCATCTACAAACCTTTTGAATACCCTCAAGCTTACGAATACTGGCTAAACCAACAACAGGCACACTGGCTTCATACTGAAATCCCAATGATGTCTGACCTAAATGATTGGAACTCTAATCTAAATAAAACAGAAAAAAATATTATAGGCTCAATTCTAAAAGGATTTGCCCAAACCGAAACTATTGTAAACGATTATTGGTCTGGATTAGTAACTAAATGGTTTAGAAAACCCGAAGTTATAATGATGGCTACAACATTTGGCGCATTTGAAACAATCCATGCCGAAGCTTATTCTCTATTAAATGAAACACTTGGACTCGATAACTTCTCAGAATTTCTTGAGGATGAAGCTACAATGGCAAAAATTGAAAATCTTATGCTTGTTAGGGATAGTTTCAATGGCGAAAAGAATGTCCCGGAAATTGCCAAATCATTGGCTATATTCTCAGCCTTTACCGAGGGCGTTAACCTATTCTCTTCATTCGCCATACTACTCTCTTTTAAAATGCGAAACAAGCTTAAAGGAGTGGGTCAAATTGTTGAATGGTCTATTAGAGACGAGTCGATGCACTCAGAAGCAGGATGCTGGTTATTTAGAACCCTTATTGAAGAAAATCCGTACCTTAAAACAAAAGAATTAGAATCAGCAATTAACGAAGCTGCTCTTTTATCTCTTAAACTTGAACTTGACTTTATCGATAAAGTGTTTGAGTTAGGTGATCTAGAAGGATGTTCAAAGTATGATTTACAAAACTTCATTAAAAATAGAGTAAATACAAAACTGGGCGATTTAGGGTATGGTCCAATTATTACTGATATAGATTTAACAGCAGTTGAGCGTATGAAATGGTTTGATCACCTTTCAGCAGGCAAACAACATACTGACTTTTTTGCTAACAGAGTTACTAATTACTCTAAAGGAACTATGACTTGGGATGAAAGCATTTTTTAAAAAATTCATCAGAGCATTTTTTGAAATAATACAATTACATTAAAATGAAAAAATATTTTTTAATTCTGTTCTTATTCCCATTTGTTCTTTTAGCACAACTAAGAGATAGTGTATACTGGAATACTCCTTATTTTATAATTAACTACTCAGAAATACTAGAGGGTCCTCGCTCAATTAGATATTCAGTTGCTTGCCCAAATGGTACAGCATCAAGACAAGGAATGGATTTTTATACAGAAAAAGGAATTAAAACCTCAGACAATAAAGACTACGAGGCAAATGAATGGGATAAAGGACATATGGCTCCAGCAGCATCTCTTAATTGTAATCGGGATATGTTATATGCTACCTTTACTTATATAAATTCTAGCTTACAGCACCAGAGCCTTAATAGAGGAGTTTGGAAAAAATTAGAAATACGAGAAAGAGAATTAGCTACAAAAAATGAAGTAAAAGTGTTTATTCGAGTAGAATATCCTATTCCACCTGTAAAAGTAACAGCTGGTGCTTCTATTCCTTCTGGTTATTATAAAGAACTTAAGATTGGAGAACGCAGAGAATGTTATTATTTTCCCAATATGGCACCGGTATTAAAAGAATTAAATGATTACAAGTGTAATTGCAAAAATATAATTAAATAAAATGGACAGTAATTTAGTAGTAGACTATACACAATGGGAACGTGGTAAAGATTATCCCGAATTTTTTGACGAAGTAGCTCTTAGTACTATCTCTAGAGGATACTTACTACCAGGTGAAACACCTAAAAAAGCCTACCGAAGAGTAGCTCACGCTGTGGCGTTGCGTTTAAACCGCCCTGAATTAGAGAATAAATTTTTTAAATACATTTGGAATGGATGGATTGGTTTGGCTAGCCCCGTACTTAGCAATACTGGAACTGATCGTGGGTTGCCTATTTCTTGCTTTGGGATTGATACCCCAGATAGTGTCCGAGGAATTGGACTTACTAACGCTGAACTTATGCGCCTTACTTCCTACGGGGGAGGAGTTGGAATCTCGCTTAGCCGAATTCGACCAAGAGGTGCTTCTATCACAGGAAACGGTAGATCAGAAGGAGTTGTACCATGGGCTAAAATCTATGACTCCACTATCATTGCCACTAACCAAGGTTCTGTTAGACGAGGAGCTGCATCCGTAAACTTAGATATCAATCACAAAGATATTCATGAGTTTCTTCAAATTCGTAGACCTAAAGGTGATCCTAACCGTCAATGTCTTAACTTACACCAATGTGTAGTTGTTGATGATGCGTTTATGAAGCGCTTAAATGATCGCGACAGCGATGCTATGTCACTTTGGTTAGAGGTGCTTAAATCACGTGTAGAGACCGGAGAACCATACATTATGTTTAAGGACAATATCAATAAAGATAATCCTTTAGCATATCGTATGAATAATCTTGATGTTTCAATGACTAATATTTGTACTGAAATTACACTCCATACAGATGAAGAACACTCCTTTATTTGCTGTTTATCCTCTCTTAATTTAGCCAAGTATGATGAGTGGAAAGATACTGACTTGGTAGAAACATCTATCTATTTTTTAGATGGTGTAATGGAAGAATTCATCCAGAAAACTAATGGTAAAGAATCTATGATTAGATCTCACCGCCATGCCAAAAAAGGTAGAGCGCTAGGATTAGGGGTAATGGGTTGGCATACTTTTCTACAACAGAAGAATTTACCATTTAACTCAATTGCTTCAACTGCTTGGACACATACAATTTTTAGCCAAATCAAAACACAAGCCGAAGCTGCTTCTCGTAAAATGGCAGTTGAATATGGTGAGCCACTTTGGTGTAAAGGAACAGGTACAAGAAACACACACTTATTAGCAATTGCTCCTACTGTTTCTAACTCACGCATCAATTCATGTTCAGCAGGTATTGAACCACAACCAGCAAACGTTTACGTTTTCAATGGTGCTAAAGGAACATTTATTGTTAAAAATCCAGAATTAGAGGCATTACTTGAATCTAAAGGACATAATGTAAGTAAAGTATGGGACCAAATTCTAGCAGATAATGGTTCAGTACAAAATTTACCTAGTTCAATATTGAGTGACGAAGATAAAGAAGTATTTTTAACTTTCCCTGAAATTAACCAATTAGCTTTAGTTCAACAAGCAGCGGCTCGCCAACGCTATATTGACCAAACTCAATCACTTAATGTATCGTTTGACCCAACCGATTCACCAAAATGGATTAACCAAGTTCACATAGAGGCATGGAAGCTAGGGATCAAAACACTTTACTATCTGCGTACTGATTCAGTAATTAAGGGAGATCTTGGATCTCGTACCGTAGATTGCGTTTCTTGCGATGGGTAGTAATATGTATAACAATAACAAATAATATAAATAATGGAATTTTTAAAAAAACTTTGGAACTGGTTACTAGGACAAACTACAGTAGATGAAAAAATTGAAGCTAAAGTAGTTGAAGTCAAAAAAGAAGTAGCTGATGTAGTTAAAGCTGTTAAGGTAGTAGCTAAAGAAACTAAAGACGTAGTTAAAACAGTTAAACCAAAAACTCCACGTAAGCCAAAAGCTAGTAAATAATTACATTTTTTATATAAACTTTTAAGGGCATCTTGTATGCCCTTTTTTATATTTATAATAGACCCAAAAGTTTTGAATTTATTAAATCTTATAAAGAAAAATAATGAAAAACTTATCCAAAGAAGAGTTATTAAATAGAATGGAGGCTATTAATCGTAGCAACGCTCTTATTTATTTTGATCTTAATGGTTTTATTCTTGGAGTGAATTCTATCTTTTTAACAACAATGGGTTATAAGGAGGACGAACATGAAAAAGTTGTTGGTCAGCATCACAGTATTTTTGTTGCTCCTGAATACGCACAATCAGAAGAATATAAAAAGTTTTGGAAAAAATTAGGAGAAGGTAAATTTCACGAAGGTGAATTTGAAAGAATAAAAGCAAACGGAAACATTATCTATCTCCAGGCAACTTATAATCCAATACTTGATGAAAATGGTGTTGTAACTAAGGTAATGAAGGTTGCTTCTGATATTACTACAACTGTAATAGCAAAAAATGCAATTAGTGCAATAAATAAAAGTAATGCTATTATATATTTTGATTGTGATGGTTATATACTAGATGCAAACTCCATATTTTTAGAAACAATGGGGTATAACAAAAACGATTTAGATAAAATTGTTGGGAAGCACCATAGTATTTTTGTAGGTTATGAGTATGCTAAATCCGAAGAATATAAAGGATTTTGGCAAAAGCTAAAAAGTGGTAAATTTTTTGAGGGTGAATATGAAAGGATGAGAGTAGATGGTTCTTCTATTTATTTAAAAGCATCCTATAATCCCATAATTAGCAACGATGGAACTTGTAAAAAAGTAATGAAAATTGCTACTGACATTACTGATACGATTACTATTAAAAAGCAAGTAGAAGAACTTTCTAAAAATTTACAGGTTGAATTAGATAATTCAAATAAACTTAAATTATCAATAGAAATAGAAAAAAATAATGCACTAGAAGACTTAGATGCAACTATAAAAAAAAGCCAAAATGAACTAATTAAAACTATTGTTAAATCAGCTCTATTTGTAATCATGAGTGTTGGGTTTATTACCACTATTATGTACTCATTTGCAATACTTAATGATAGAGATACTCAAATAATTGGTTCAACCTGGAGTAACATGTTTAGCGTACTTTTAACGAATGCATTTTCAATTGTAGGCACAATTATGGGTATTAAATATGCAACACAAGAAGATAAAAAAACTTAAAATATATAGAAAGGATATTTTATATTCTTTTTTATATTTATAACAAATGTTTTATCCAATAGTTGTATTTAACTAACTTAAATTTAAATTATGGCATTTTCAGATATTTTCAAAGACAAGAGTGATTTTAACGAAAAAACTATCGTAGGGTTTTTATCATTTACAGTTATGGCTATTTTTGCCGGAGCTGACGTAGTAACAGGTATTATGGGTAATCACCTCGTAATCAGTGATACAATTTTTAATTCATTTGTAATCATTACTCTTGGTGCTTTCGGTATTGCTGAAGCAGGTAAGATTTTTGGTGGAAATAAAAAAGGAGAATAATTATGAGCTTAAAAAGTTTACAAGAGAAGATCGGAGTAGGTGCAGACGGCGCATTCGGTCCAGGTACAATGAAAAAAGCAATGGAGTTTTATAAACTAACTCCAGTAAGAGCAGCACACTTCTTTGCTCAAACAGCTCACGAGACAGGTGGTTTTAAAGCCTTCTCAGAAAATTTAAATTACTCAGCTCAGGGTCTGCAAGGTATCTTTGGAAAGTATTTCCCAGGTACTCTAGAAGAATCTTATGCTCGCCAACCTGAAAAAATCGCTAACCGTGTTTATGCCTCTAGAATGGGTAACGGTGATGAAGCATCTGGTGATGGTTGGAAGTTTAGAGGTAGAGGAGCTCTACAATTAACAGGTAAAGCCAACTACGAAGCATTTGCTAAGTACTTAGGTAATGATGAAGTTTTAAAAAACCCAGATACAGTTGCTACAAAGTATGCTTTTGAATCAGCAATGTTCTTCTTTGAAAGAAATAAGCTATGGACAATTTGCGATAAGGGTATCAACGATGCTGCTATCTTAGAACTTACAAAACGTATCAATGGTGGTACTCATGGTTTAGAAGACAGAAACGCCAAAACTAAAAAGTATTACGAATACGTTAAATAAACTACTATGAAACTAAGCCTCCCACTACTAGCTATCACGTCATTTACCGCAGGTGTAACCTTTATGTGTTCATATTTTATGAATCTAACAATGGCAAATTCTGATCAGTATCTAGCTATAGTGGGAGTAATGTTTTTAGATGGTATCTTTGGTATGATTGCTGGTACTAGAAGAGAAGGATTTCAAACTCGTAAAGCAATTAAAGTACTAAGAAACACCGTTGCGTGGTTAGTTATTTTAACAGTTATTTTAATGGTTGAACAAGGCTTTGCTGGTACAGCTTGGCTTAGTGAAGTAATTGTAGTACCTTTTATGGTGTTCCAGCTCATAAGTGCACTTAAAAATGCATCTATGGCTGGATTTATCCAGATGAGTTTATTAAACCAAATCTTGGATAAAATAGATAAACATAAAGGTATAAGAGATGAAGAACCTAAAGAATAAAATATTTCCGCTTTTAATAGCATTATCTGCCCTGTCAGTATCTGCTTCTGCTGCTTTCTATTCAGTTAGTGGCCTTAGCAAACTTTTTGCTGGGGCATCACTTGAGGTCATTATCATGGCTTCTTCACTTGAGGTAGCTAAACTTGTAATTGCTTCCCTGCTTTACCAATACTGGGATTCCTTAAATAAGGGTTTAAGAGCATACTTAGCAGTAGCAACTTGTATACTCATATTGATCACCTCAGCAGGTATCTATGGTTTTTTATCTGGGGCGTACCAGGAAACAGCTAATAAAGAAGGTATCGTAACTCAACAAATCACTGCTTTGGAAACTAAAAAGGTATTATACGAGGAAACAAGAGACAATCTTTTAGCAGATAGAAAATCAAACAATGAACTTAGGGGTACACTATCTAAAGGTTCAACTACCCAATTTACAGATAAAAATGGTAATCTAGTAGTTAGAACAAACAATTCAGCCATCCGAAATATTGAATCAACAGCTAAAGAAAACGAAAGACTAGCCACTAAACTAGATGTTGTAAACGATTCTATATTTTCTCTTGAAACAAAAATTCTAGAAACTCGAGTGAATAGTGAAGCAGCTAGTGAATTGGGCCCACTTAAATACCTTTCAGAATTAACTGGGGTAGAGATGAACCGGATTATTAACTGGCTTCTTTTAATAATCATCTTTGTATTTGATCCTTTAGCAATCGCTCTAGTTATAGCAGCAAACTTTGCTTTTAATCAACTACGTTCTAAAGAAGGATATGACATGTATAAAGATATTCCATTAGAGGAACAAATAGAGGATATGAAGAAAGTAGTTAATACCTATGATGCTTTAAATGAACTTACTAAAATTCAAGAAGAAGAGGGTTTATACGATAATGAAGGAAGTGATATCTATACTGAAAAAGAATTAGAAGAATTAAAGGATTGGGATGTAACCTTAATGGATGGTTTAGAAAAAGAACAACAACCAGACAATCCAGAACCCGAACCAATCAAACTAGAGGACGATAAACTATTGAATAATTCAGGTATCTCGTCTTGGCGAAAGAAAAAATTGCGAGATTATTTAGACGGAAATACAAAAACATATTTTTAAAATTTGGAAGCCCGTAAGGGCTTTCGTATATTTATCCAAATAAAAAATCAAGTTATGGACCAGAAGGAACAAATGCAATTGCTAGACGAACTAATGTCAGTTATTCAAATCATGGATGAGCTTTACAGTTACCATCCCGAAAACCCCAAACAAGTAGATGTGGTATCAGAATTCAAAGCGTTGGCAGAACGCAAAGCCGAAATCGAAGCCAAACTGGGTTAATAAGATGCAAGCAGAGGAGTTGGTTAACCACTCCTCTCTTCGTACCTTACGTGAAATATTAAAAAATAAACCAGGAACAATCGAGGATGCCTTTTAATTGCTTTTTAGATACATTTATTACTCAACCCGAAGAGGTTGTCGATAAAGAACTATCTAAACTCAAACCACTCAACTATAATAAGTTTATGTGGTGGCGTACTCACTCTCAACCTGGTGTGCCATTGGGTAAACGCGCTCCGTTAAAAGATCGCATTTTAAATGGTGATTTTGATTTTTCATGCTACTATTGGCAAGCACAATCTGCTGCGATACAAGCGCGTAAAAAACTCGATTTAGACAAGGATGATTATCAGTCACAATACGAAAAAGTTACTGTTGACGTTGCTCGTTACCGTCGCTTACTAGCTGATTTTGATAAGGAAGAAAATTCTCGTATCGAGGCTTTACTTGATGCGTTTACTGTCTCATTTAAAATCAGTCGCGAAGAGTTACTTGATCGGTTATGTAACTGGTCTCATGATTTGCTATCGTTTTATGAATCGCTTGATGAGTTTGGTACTCCAACCTCAACTGAAATTCGTAAACGAGGTCGTCCAAAGAAACTTGCCTACCCCAAATAAAATATTTATATTTAAGTTATGATTAAAATATCCCACGAAACCCCCCTATGTTTACTAGGGGATAGTCGTTTATTTAACGACTACGATTATTGTCTCCCTCATTTGCTCGATCAAGAGCAAGGGTATCAAGACTATTTTACAACCTCTAAGGCACAGGGGCGATATATTATAATGGATAATTCGCTTCATGAATTAGGTGAAGCATACGATAGTGATCGTCTACTATACTGGATTGATCAGTTACGTCCTAATGAGTTTATTGTTCCTGATGTTTGGGAAAACCGAGACAAATCAGTGGTTAATGCTCGCCAATGGTCCCAATATAAATTACCTAAAGGGGTAGAAAAAGTAGCAGTAGTTCAAGCAACCACTATACATGAAGCTGCTACTTGTTACCAAACCTATAAAGATTTAGGTTACAAAAAGATTGCATTCTCGTATGGTGCTTCCTACTACAATGATGTAGTACCTCACCCTAATAAAAATTTAGGTAAAGCGCTTGGTCGTCTATCCGTAATTTCAGCTCTACATAAAACTGGAACTATTGATTCAAATGATCGGGTACACCTATTGGGATGTCAAGTACCACAAGAATTTGGATGGTATCGTGGCTTCAATTTTATTGAATCTATTGATACATCTAACCCAGTAATGGCAGCTTTAGAGGGAATGCGTTATTCAAATTCAGGTTTAATTGAAAAACCCAAAGCAAACATGAACGATTATTTCTTTATGTTATCGGATCAAGTTGATTATGAACTTTTATCTTATAATCTTCTAAAATTCCGTGAAATCAACGATTTATAAAAAATAAAATTGTGCCTAAATTAATTAGAATAGAAAGAACTGAACGTATCTACGAAGTAGAACTTACTGAAGAGCAGTACAAACTTTCAGAAGAGAGTGATGAAGACTTTGATAAGATTTATAAAGAGATGAGTGATAAGTTGGAATTAGTAAGAACAAAAGAAGGTCCAAATAGTCAATTTACTATAAAATAGCGTTTGCCTATACGCTTACAATACCTGGCACATTAAATATTTATAACAAACATGGCAAAACACGTAGTAGTTTCATTATCCGGGGGAATGGATTCCTCAACATTATTGCTTAGAGCACTAAGCGAATTTGATACTGTAACAGCAGTATCGTTTGACTACGGTCAAAAACACCGAGTAGAACTTGATCGAGCACGGACCTTAGTTAACTACTTACTTATTCATAATAAAATAATTAATTATCAAGTAATTAAACTTGATGGGTTAGCTGATCTACTTAACTCAGCTTTAGTAATAGGTGGGGGTGAAGTACCTGAAGGACACTATGCTGAAGAAAACATGAAAGCAACAGTTGTTCCTAACCGAAACAAAATCTTCAGTTCAATCACTCAAGCGATTGCTTTATCTATTGCTACTGAGAAAAAAGAAGAATGTTCTATTGCTTTAGGTATTCACGCTGGTGATCACGCTATTTATCCTGACTGTCGTCAAGAGTTTCGTGACGCTGATGATCATGCTTTCCGAGTAGGTAACTGGGATAGTGAATTAGTATCATACTGGACTCCATATCTTGAAGGCGATAAGTTCACTATCCTGAAAGACGGAGAGAGATTATGTGAAGAACTAGACCTTAATTTTAATCAAATTTATAAACGTACTAATACTTCTTATAAACCACTCCAACATACTATTGAAACACACCCTGGATGGACTGAACTAGTATGGTTTAGTGATTATAAGTCAGCTTCTTCAGTAGAACGAGTTGAAGCATTTATTAAGCTAGGACGTCCTGATCCTGCATCTTATGCAGATGAGACCGGTCCTGTAACTTGGGAACATGTAGTTAAAGAAGTATCTAAAGTATTGGAAGATCATGGATCGAAGTAACCTTTATAGAGATATCTTTAATGGTACAAACAAAAAACACTGGAAAGAAGAACAAAAAAACAAAAAAATGAAAAAAATTGAAACTTTATTTTTAAAGTATGGACACTGGAGCTTTTTATTTAGCTCACTTTTTGAAGCATCTGGGGGTAGTTGGTTAACAGCTGCTGCTCTTATGTTTCTTTTTATTAATTATCAATATTCAAACAAACAATGAAACAACTATGGTATTTCTCAGCGGACTGGTGTGGCCCCTGCAAACAATTCGGTCCTATAATGGACGAACTCGCTAAACAAGGTATGTCTATTAAAAGACTTAATGTAGATTACACCCCAGATGCAGCTACTACTTATAAAGTTAAAAGTGTTCCTACAGTTATTCTAGTGGAAGACGAACAAGAAAAAGCACGCTTTACAGGAACACGCACAATGCAACAAGTAATCGACTTTTATAACCAAAAGAATGGGTAGTTTTAGATCTACTAAAGTATTTGATGGCTATTCTACAGTCTTCCGTCAGTGGAAAGCTGAAGGAACTCACTGCCGTTTCCTACATGGTTACGGAGTAAGCCTTAGAGTATGGTTTGAAGGTGAACTTGACGAACGCAATTGGGTTTGGGATTTTGGAGGCATGAAACGTGCTAAAAATACCATTGATGGTAAAAATCCTAAAGAATGGATGGATTATATGCTAGATCATACTACCATTGTAACGGAGGACGATCCCGAACTAGAAGGATTTAAAGCAATGGAACGATTTGGAGTTATCCAACTTCGAATCCTCCCAGCTGTTGGAGCAGAACGTTTTGCTGAATATTTTTATAATAAACTAAACGATTTTGTTCAAATTGAAACAGAAGGACGCGTAAAGGTAATTCAAGTTGAATTCCGCGAAAACGAAAAAAACACAGCATTTTATAAAGGATAATTATGGCAATAAAAAGAATAGAAGACTATAATAAAATTCTACCTATTGTAGAACTATACACTTGTATCCAATCAGAAGGTAGCCGTGCAGGTCGTCCCACTGTTGCTGTCCGTACTACTGGTTGTACTCACCGCTGTTACTTTGGTGAAGGTGGGTGGTGCGATTCTTGGTATACTAGTATTCACCCTGAAAAAGGCAAATATACCTTCCAGGACATTATTAATATTTACGATGCTAATCCTGAAATTAAGGAGATGATGCTAACGGGAGGTTCTCCTACTATGCACCCTACTATTGTAAATGAACTAACCCATTTTGCAAATGAAAGACAAATCATCATTACTATTGAAACTGAAGGCTCTGCTTTTGTCGAAACAGATTACCCTCTTGGTCTTATTAGCTTCAGCCCTAAATTTAGTAATAGCGTACCTGTATTGGGGGCTACTACACCCCTAGGAAGTATTGTAGATCAACGCTTTATTGACACTCATAATCGTTTACGTTTAAATAAAGACTCGATTAAGAAATCGATGGCCTACCATTCTGACTATCATATGAAGGTAGTTGTTAACCCAGTTGAACGTCCAGATGTTTGGACTGAGATTAGGGCATTTATGGATGAGCTAGAGGTACCAAAAGACAAGATCTGGATTATGCCCCCCGGTGATAATCGTGAAGAACTAATCCGTGTTTACCCTATGGTAATTAATTGGTGTACTGAAAATATGTACAACTTTACAGGTCGTGAACACATCATTGCTTTTGATACAAAAAGAGAAGTATAATGCCCTATATAATTCTAAAACACACTACTATACAGGGCACTCCCCGTACTATTTTAGTAAATGATAATGAGGGCATTTCTATGGAGTTTGATTCTTTAGATTACGCTACTAAGTTAGCTGAACTATTTCAAGCTAACACCACCTCAGGTAATATTTACGAAGTAAAAGAATTAAAATAGTGGGTAAAGAATCTGAAAAAATAGTTTGCCACAACTGTTTAGATACTGTAGCTTTTAAAACAGCATTTAGAGTAGAGAGGAATAACTTTGGTATTCCTCACTTTGTTTGGATTTGTAAAAAATGTAAAAAATGATAGAATTATATTCAGCACACGATATAGATATTAAAACTAAAATTATCGCTCAACAAATTTCTCGAGAACACCAATACGATGCTACACCAGTAGTGATGGTAGGAGTACTAAACGGGGCATTT